CAAACTTTTTTATAAATATTTAGAAGAAATACAAGAAATATTTAGAAGAAATACAAGAAATATTTAGAAGAAATACAAGAAATATTTAGAAGAAATACAAGAAATATTTAGAAGAAATCTATATATATTTAAGTTTTAAGTTGTAATTAAACTTAAATAAAACTTGTTAATAACTTAATTTAGGTTTTCTAAGTATTACTAGCTTATATTTTAAGTTTAAATTGATATAAAGAAAGATATTGGACTTATATATACAATAATGTCCAAGACAAAACCCTCTTTTTCAAAAAACGAATTTTCAAAATTGCAATTTTTGAAAACTGAAAATAATGAAATCGTCGAATTTTACAATAAACATCCAAATATTGACTTTGAACAAGCAAATCTTTTGCTTATTGCATTCTTGGACAAAATATTCAATCATGTTACTGATGATCTAGATACTAATATCAACTCGCAAATATTATCGCACTTGGTTTCTTCTAAGAAAGAATTAGAAACTCTAAGAACATCTGTCCAAGATATGAATGAAAAACTATCAGAAAATTCATTGGAAACTGTACAAAATATTAACAGTCAACTTGGACAAATTAAAAAGGAGTATGTAGAAGAAATGCAAACTATGATTAGTAATGGAAATATTTCAACAAGTGATAAAATTTCTACTTTTATTGATAGAAATAATCAGCATATCTTGGACAGAACAACTGTTGTTTTGAATGATGTTATTCCAAAAACACAAGACCTATTACAAAATCGTATTCGTGAGAATATTGAATCTAAGATCAAAGACCTATATTCACAAATGACTGTTTATACAAACGAAGTTGTAAAATCATCTTCTGGTGAACAGAGTGTCCAAGATTTCTTAACTAACTTTGATTTGAAATATAACTCTATGATACAGAATATACAGTCTCCTCTCTTCTCATATGTATCTGCAAGTGAAGAACGTATTACAAATAATATCAATGCTGTTAAAGAAATGTCTAGTAGTTCTATTTCTTCACAGAATGTTGTCCAAGAAGAGCTCAAACAATTTTTAAGCAAGTACACTGCATCTTCCAATAAAGGAAAATATGGCGAAAATAATCTATACTCTATTTTATCGTCGCTTTATCCTTCTTCTGAAATTACAGATACCACTGGTACGAAAGCATCTGGCGACTTTATTTTGAAACGTCTTGATAAACCAAACATTCTCTTGGAAAACAAAGACTATTCACATAACATCAACAAAGACGAAGTAGCCAAGTTTATTCGTGATATTGATACGCAGAACATGAATGGTATATTTATTTCACAATATTCGGGTATTTCATTTAAAAATAATTATCATATTGATGTTCATAAAGGTAATATACTTATTTATATTCAGCATTGTGAATATTCTCCTGATAAGATTAGAATTGCTGTAGATATTATTGATTATCTTTCAAATAAAGTCCAAGAATTAAACTTGAGTGATACAAATAATATACCAAAAGAGCTACTTGATGATATTAATGATGAATATCAAAATTTTCTCTTACAAAAAGAAACACTTACAACCACTCTAAAAGATTTTCAGAAAAAAATGAATGCACAAATAGATTCTATAAAGCTTCCTTCATTGGATAAATATCTTGTTACCAAATATGCTCACGTTCAAAATCGTAATTTTGTTTGTAATATATGTAACAACTTTGTAGGTTCAAATAAACAAAGCCTATCGGCACATCAAAGAGGATGTCGTAAGAAATTTCAAACTCTTAATAATGACTCTGAAGTTAATAATGTCCAAGAATCTGTATAATGTAAAACCTTAAATAATAATATGTTTTACATTATTTTACTATCCCCCCAAAAGAGCTCTTCTTCGCCTTCCTCGCTTTCTTGGACATGAAGTATTTTACTTCCCAACATTACTCCAGAAATATGTAACAATCCTTCACTTGAAACGTACATTATAGTATTTCCTGGTTTAGTTGTAACTCTATCACCTATAGTATCTATGTTTGGAATTGTTTTTACAGATAAACCACCATACACATTACCTTCTTCATCTATTTTATCAATGACCATTCCTACATTTCCTATCTCACAAGTTGTTTTTGTCTTGTCTGTTATTTCAAATGAAATATCTCCACCATATCTTTGTGTTATATTATCATTTTCTTCCGTTCCTAGCTCTGATTTACTATACATTTCTTTAAAATTATATATTTCACTTTCGCGACGCATTGTAGCACAACTGAATTGGTCGAAAAAATAATAATTATCTCTATGTGATCTATCTTCGGCTACACGAGCATTAACAACATTTGGATAAGTCTTGGACTTTATAACAACATGTTGAACATTGTTTGGTTTTGTAGTTGTATATTCGTCTGAATATTTTACTAACTGTTGATTTGTTCCGATTCCTATATAATATGTGGTAGGGTCTATAAAAATATAGGACTTTATATCCGGCTTTAATTGTGTATCTGTAAAATCAGAAGGAACATTATTGTTTATATCAGTATTTTCACTTGGATAATTAAAAATACTATTTAACTGTGCTTCCTTCATTTGTATGTGGACTTCATCGCCGTGTTTTATAACTTTTACAATTGAAATATAATATCCAACTGGTGTTTTATATGTACACAATATCGTTTGATTATGATTTAATGAAGTATAATATTTTTCGATATCACTCATTACACTGAATGTTATACCTGGTATATCCATTTCACTCCCTCTCAAATTACAGTCCGAAATCAATAATCCATTCCACTGCGGATGAAGACCGGAATAAACACAATGTAAATTTTCATGATCATCTATTGTACCATATTCCCACGTGGTTGTTTTTGTGGCTATCTGTGCTTCTGCCTCAGTTAATGCATATTGAGCCGCCTTAACATTTGTTAATGCCTGTGTAGCCATTCTGGATGCTGTTTGTGCAGACATCTGTGCATCCTGCAATTTTAATTTTGCATATGCATCATTTGGTGCATTTTCATAAACCGTTTTTGCAAAATTAAACAACGCCGTCTTTTCTTCTGATTCAGAAATAGCGGACTCTGCTATTTTTTCTGCATCAGTTGCTGAAGTCTCTATAACATTTAAATATGAATTGGAATTCATCACTTGTGTAATGCTTTCTAATAATAATTTATATTCTCTTGAAAATGTATTCAAATTTGTAACATTTAAAACAGAATAATCTTTTAAATTTATACCAGAAGATATCATTATCCATTTACTATCATCTATTGGATTTTTTCTTAATAAGTTAAAATAACATCTTATTCCTTTCGTCCACATACTCAATCCTGAATGAATATAATTTTTACCATAAGCAGGTATTTTTATAGACATCTCTATTATTCTACTCTCTAATAATGTAGCCATAGTAGCATACGATAATTCATCAATAGTATCATTGCTATTATTTGTCTTAATATTCAAAAGATTCATTCCATCTAATTCTTCATAATGTTTACACGTAAATAAAACTCTACACGAGTTTACTTCATTCTTGTTTTTTGCTAATTCTATTACTTCACAATAATTTATGGCTGCATTCTTATCATAACTTTCGTGCAATGTTGAAAGTAATACACTGTTTATAGGGTTTAAATCTCCCTCATTATGTTTTTCTATTATATCATCACTATAATCATCTAATATGTCGTTTAAACAATATATATTGTTTATTGTTTCTTTATAATCTTCTAAACTTTCATACACTTCATCTAAACTAAGTCTAGGTCCACTAAATTGTTTGGATTGTTCCCTTTTATTTTTCAAATTATTACCATTATGTTTATTATTTAATGATAATTTTCCACCCATTTTATAATACTATTTCACTAGATATGTAAAACTAAATTTTTACATAAAATTGATTCTATTGTATAGTCTATATTTATTAGCATACTTGAATCGTCTTAATATGCAAACTCGTTCTCAATCCCGTACCAATTCTTACAATACGTCTGAAACTGCTACTCGCAATTACAGTAATCGTCTTCGTAATCGTATTTTGAAACTAGATACTAGTAATTCTTCTTCTAATATTCCAACCAACAACCTAGGTCCTGCTTATAATACCCGACTTTCACATAATGTTCTCTCGCCAAAGTCGTATTGTATTCAAAATGAAATTATTGAAACAACTGTACCTTCTGTGAATCATCGTTACAATACTCGTTATAGTACTCGTTACAACAATGATATCGATTTCGATGAAGCAAGTCGTGAATGGAACGGCAACAAGCGTCGTGTTGGACAAATGTATGAATACACTGATTAAATAAAAAATAAAAAAATAGTTACTGCATATTACCAGTGTATTTTTTTATTATAAATCATAATATTGTTCCATTATATTTCGACATACAATTAAAAAATCCTCGTCGTCTAATATTTCTGGTTCTTCATATTTATTTTTTAACAACGAAACTACTATATTCGTTAGTTGTTCATAATTCGCCTCTAATTTCTGTTTTTCACCTGTTCTCAAATTAAAAATATATACCTCTCTTGGACTTTCTGGATAAATTGTCCGCCATAACCAAGAATAAATACAAACCTGCATCTGATGTTCTTGTGTTATCTTACTAGTACATTTTAACTCCCAAATAGCATCTTTTGATAATAAATCCAATCTACCACTGAAACGAAACTTCTTCTCATTTAAAAAATATGGATATAATGCCTTGTCGATAAGATCGTGAAATGGTTCATTGGAATAATGTATTACTTGCTTTTCTACTTCTAATTCATTGTCTTTATTAAACTCGTGTCCAAGATTTCTATTTAATCTTGAAACGCATTTTTCCTTGATTTCGGGTGTTATCCAAGTATATTCATGTCTTGATATCTGTTTTAACTTTGAATATAATTTTTCTTGAGATGCTGTAAACACATTCGCCAAATAAAGATAGTCTGATGGTGTTTCGCAACTCTCTGGTATCTCGTTTACCATTTTTTTTAAATAAAGATGCTTATTTTCTTTTGTTTCTTGGACAATTGTCTGTATCATTGTCTTTAACACTTGTTCTCCATCTTTTTTATGACCTTGGATTTCATCAAAATACATTGCCGGTAATGCTATACCGTTTAAATCACTTACTTCTTCAAACAATCCACTCTCTGTTTGGATTATTCTTGGAATATCTATCTCTTCTTCGTCTTCCTCTTCTGGTTTTTCTTGGACAAATATACGGTCCAAGATTGGTGTAATATATTCTATCACCCCTTCAGACACAAATTTTATTAAATCTGTTGGTGTTACATAATATGTTGGAATTATTACTATACTCTCGTCTGGCTCTGGCTCTTTATATATAATTCCTTGCGGCATTCCTTTAAAATCTATGTAAGGACTCTGTTTCATATCAAATTGTGCCTGCTGTAGAAATTCTAATGGCTGTGAACTCTCTTGTTGTAAAAGATATAATCCATGTGTTGCTCTCGTACACGCCACATATAATGTGTTTGGACACTTATCTTTATCAATATTTCGTGCAGTATAAAAGTAACCTTGGTCAAATCCCACTACAAATACAAATTTACGCTGTCTTCCTTTCACTGTATGAAATGTTGAAAACACCACTTTACCTTCTATCACACGTTCGTCCATTATATCTGACTCTAACATTGGTACATGACACGGTATATCCGCTTCTGTTAACACATTTTCCATATTTCTTATATGACTATTTGCTCCTTTTACCGAACTTCCCAAAACAAATATATCAGAAGGACTTTCTCCCTCTGCTAATAATCGCTTTATTTGATATACAACTATATTTTCTATCTGAAATTTTGGACGTCTTATATAAATTACTGGTGTTCCTTCTCTACACGCGTTTAATCGTGCTTCTCCCAACATATCTTTGTTTACAAATTCCGCCATTTGATTCGTAACACGATACGATGTCTTTAAAATACACGATTTAAAATTATCATTCTCTAAAAACGGCAACTCCCGCCATACTTCATGTGCTTTTGTTAAAAATCTGATATCTGCACCTTTAAACTCATACAATCCTTGCATATAATCTCCCAAAACCAATAATTGAAAACGATGATTTCCCGTTTTGTTATTTATATTTTCTTTGCTACACATATCCTTGGACATCTTTAATATCAATTCAAAATATAATGTCGTCATATCTTGGGCTTCGTCCAAGACTACTATATCAAATAATTCTAATGGACGTTTTGGACCATCTGTTTCACGCAACATTTGTCTAATTCCTGTATCGGTATGCGCCGTTGCTGAATAATGTTTTACGGCAAAACTATGATATGTATGTACCTCTATGTTTTTCAATTTTAATTCTCTTACCTTTTCTTTGATTTCATGTCTCAACATTGAATTATAAGTAAATTGAATGATTTTTTTTCCAGTCAACTCCTTCGCAACTGATAAAATGGTGGTCGATTTACCTGAACCGGCACAAGCATCTACTACTACATTACTTCCTGAACGTATATAGTCCACCACCTTCCTCTGTTCATCACTCATTGTGTGCATTTTCGATAAATTATAATATTTTATTATTATCAATTTATACTATTTATTGTAATAATTATATATGCGATTAGTAGGTTCTTCTCTGAACCATAAATTAAATGCGAGTTTTTCTCCCTTTATCGGTGGATTACCTGCATGTAATGAATTTATATGTATGTCTGTTGTACCTTCTTTACAATTATGGAATACTAACATTGACCCT